ATCTATAATTACAAGCCTAGACGAACAAGGTGAGTTTGACGATGTTGAAATGATTATAGCTGATGATAATGTTGTATTCATGCGTCAGTGGGATGATGAACTGCAAAAATATGAAATGTTAATAATGAGATGGCAACAGCTTTTAGATATTGCAGCTTCTTTACAGTCTACTCAGGGTTTGCATAAGATAGAGGTAGTGCGTAATGGTTAACTTCATCAGTGGTATGGTATTTATGTATGTACTAGCTATGCCCTTACTGGTATTTATCAGTGAGCCTATGGATGAAGACGATCCAGGTGCACCTCAAAGATTTGCTTTGATGTGGCCTTTAGCTGCAATAGAGTGTTTGTACAGAATGTTACGAGGAGAGAGAGATGACGATGGAACTAAGTCTGATTAAGACGTTACTAAATAAAGAGTTCTACGAAAACCATAAGGGTATCCGTTGCCCTGACAAGATATTCACACAAGATGTACGCAAGATTAAGCAAGCTCTTGATTCAGCTATGTCTACATACGAAACAGACTTAAACGTTGTAGACTTACAGGCAGTGTTTCACGCACAGAATCAGACTATGACTACTGCCCAGCGCACGGCATATGATGATTTGTTTAGACGTATTGATAAATCAGAAGCTATCAAAGTAGATATTGCAGAAGATGTACTGAGCAATATGTTTAGACAGGCTGTAGGTGACGAGGTTGCTAACTTAGGTTTTGACTTTGTTAACGGTACTAAAAACAGTCTAGAACCGTTGCGTAGGCTTTTAGATGCATACAAAGACGACTTCACACCTAACCTACGTGTAGAGTGGGATGACATTGACATTGATACTCTTCTGAGAGCTAATGACTTACAGACGCAGTGGAAGTTTAACATACCAAGCTTGCGCCGTAAGGTAGAGGGTGTGTCAGGCGGTCACTTACTCTTAGTGGGTGCACGTCCCAACACTGGTAAAACATCTTTCCACGCCTCTCTTATCGCTTCTCAGGATGGTTGGGCGCATCAAGGTGCTAAGTGCATTGTTCTGTGTAATGAAGAGAGCTATGAACGTGTTGGTGCAAGGTATCTGAGTGCTGCAACCAACATGACGATGGACGAGATTAAGGACAATGTTGCCTTGGCCCGTAAGCGTTACGATCCTGTTAAGAAAAACATTCGTATCAAGGATAGCACAAACAGAGATATGCAGTGGGTAGAATCTGTAGTAAAACAGGAAAAGCCTGACATCCTAGTCTTAGATATGGGCGACAAGTTTGCCACAAAGAATAGCGACAAGTCAGATGTTTACTTGAAAGATGCAGCTATCTATGCACGTAACATAGCTAAACAGTATAACTGTTGTGTTATCTGGATGTCACAGTTATCTGCTGTAGCAGAGGGCAAGGTATTCGTTGACCAGTCTATGATGGAAGGGTCTAAAACAGGTAAGGCAGCGGAGAGTGATTTGATGATTCTGATATCTAAGAACCCTATTGTAGAGGGTGCCGAAGAACAAGATACACAAAGACACTTGAATATTGCAAAGAATAAGCTTAAAGGTGGGTGGCACGGTGTGGTACACTGTGAATTGGACGGGAGTCGTTCACTATACACCGCTTGAGTTAGGCACAGGGGGACACCTTGTAACAAATTGGAACGTGTTGCGCTTTGCATCGTCCCCCTGTGTCTATTGAGGAGAATGATATGAGATTAGTATTAGATGTTGAGAACAGCGTTACTTGGCGAGATGGTAAGATATTCAATGACCCCTTTGAGGCTCTAAATACTTTGACACAGGTTGGCATGGTTAATGTAGATAATACAGAAGAGATGCACATTGTAACCTTAGATCACGTAGAGAAAAAGGATGTGTCAGGCGCTGGGCGTAAGCTAATCCAAGACGCACTAGATCAGACTACACTTCTAATCATGCACAACGCTACACACGATCTGTCTTGGTTATGGGAGTGTGGCTACAAGTATGATGGTGATATATATGACGCGATGCTGGCTGAATACATCCTGTTAAGGGGTGAGAAGGACCAGTTGAGCCTAGCTTATTGTGCAGAAAAAAGAGGACTGGCAGAGCAGAAAGAGGATTATCTAAAGGACTGCCTTAAACAAGGGATTAACACAAATGAAACGGACTTATCTAAGCTTAGCCTTTATCTCAGGGCTGATTTGCTCACAACTAGTGAGTTGTTCCTTAACATCGAAAAAGACTTCGCAACCCCCGAATCCAAGTCCCTTCATGTCATACGAAGAGTTACCTTCCAAACCTGTAAAACCCTTACCCAAATGCGAATGTCAGGAATAAAGGTAGACAAGCAGGTACTATCATCTGTGCGGCAGGAGTTTGAACAGGAACGTGCAGAGATAGAAGAGCGTCTACAATGTAAAGTGCGTGAACTAATGGGTGACACACCTATTAATCTAAACTCGCCTGAGCAGATGTCTCAAGTCATATTCTCTCGTAAGATAAACAATAAAAAAGATTGGGCTGGGTTGTTTGAGTTTGTTAACGACAAGAAAGAGTTTAAGAATACAATAGAAAAAAACTCTACACTGATGCGTAAAACAAAAGCTTTTACATGCCCCTCTTGTAATGGTTCTGGTAAGACGTACAAGCTAAAGAAAGATGGGTCACGCTATGCTAAACCTAACAAGTGTAAAGAGTGTGATTCACGTGGCTACTGTCTTAAAGAGATTAATCAAATGGCAGGTCTTGGCTTCGGTGCGCCAAATAAAAAGTGGGTCAGTGCTAATGGCTTTAGCACAGGTAAAGATATTCTGGATTCTCTTGTGGCTACTGCTAAAAATAATAACATGCTATCTGCTGTTGATTTTCTTGGCGATCTTAAACGTCTTAGCGCTATCTCTAGTTATCTCAGCAGTTTTGTGGACGGTATTGAGACTTATACCAAGCCAAACGGACTCTTACATGTCAGCCTTACCCAGCATGTCACAAGTACAGGTAGATTTTCTGGACGCAATCCCAACATGCAAAACATGCCAAGAGGTGGTACATTCCCCGTTAAACGGGTGTTCGTGTCTCGCTTTCCAGATGGGTCCATAATGGAAGCCGACTTTGCTCAGTTAGAATTTCGCACGGCAGCATTCCTAGCACAGGATGAAGTAGCTATGGAAGAGATTGCTACAGGCTTTGATGTGCACAGTTACACAGCTAAGGTTATCACTGATGCAGGGCAGCCTACGTCACGCCAAGAGGCTAAAGCACACACCTTCGCACCTTTATTTGGTGCTACTGGTTATGGCAGGTCAAAAGCAGAGGCTGCGTATTATGAGCACTTCACAGAAAAATATAAGGGTGTGGCAAATTGGCACAAGAACTTAGCTAATGAGGCTGTACGTTTCAACAAGATTACAAACGTTAGTGGGCGGCAATATGCCTTCCCTAATGTACGTAGACGGTCTAACGGAAGTGTCACAGACTTTACAAAGATAAAGAACTATCCTGTACAAGGGTTTGCAACAGGTGATGTTGTACCTGTTGTTTTAAATGAATTGCATGCTCGATTAGAGCCTCTACAATCGTGCTTAGTTAATACGGTGCATGACTCTACAGTAGTAGATGTACACCCTAACGAAAAGGAGTACGTACTAGCTATGGTACATACACTGAACGAAGACCTCAACCAGTTGATTGAAGAGGTGTACGGAATACAAATGAACGTACCTCTGTTGCTAGAAGCAAAAATCGGTCCAAACTGGCTTGACACAGTTGATGTATAGTGTATAACTAAGCTCTCTTTAATTACTCATAGAAAGGTAGATGAATGAGTACAGAACTAGCAGTATCATTGGAAAATGGTAAATCCCTAGCGGAACTAATTGGTGTGTCTAACTCAACAGAGGCAGCAACACCTAGCATTGCACGTCTAAACGTAAATCAAAAAGCTATTGAGGCTGATGTAGAGTTTAACGGTAAGATGCTAAAAGACGAGGTTGTACCTCAAGGCGCCTACAAACTTACACAAGGTGAGAACGTTGTATACGCTGCTAACGTAAGCATTCGTGTATTTGCTATTCGTCAACAGTGGCAGCGTTGGAATGGTGACACAGAAGAGATGGAAAAGTCAGTTTTGTCTACAGGTCTAAACGGCGACTTAAAAGACAGCATTGGTGGTTTCAATCTTGGGCGCCCTAGTGGTTACATTGAAGATTTTAATGCACTGCCTGACACTACTAAAGCTCTGATTCGTAGCGTGAAACGTGTTAAGGTTTACTTTGGATTAGTCACACTTACTAATCCTGTTGATGCAGATGGTAATGCACTAGATGCAGACACTTATGTAGACGTGCCTTTTGTGTTTGATGTTAAGAATCGGGACTCTCTCAAAGCCTTAGATGCTTGCATGAATAAGATTAGCAAAAAGAATCTGCTACCTATCATGCACACTATTGATCTATCACCAGCAGTAGGTTCTATTCCAACAGGGGCTACTTTTGGTTATGTGGCTGCAGCGCTAGGTCAAAAGGTTGAGTTGTCCGAAGAAGACAATGATACTATTAAAAACTTCTTAGAGTTTATTGAGTATGTCAACGGTACCATTCTCGACAAACACGAAGAGCGTAGTAGTGATTCACTGACAGCAGAGGATGCTGCTTTGGTTGCTAACATCATTGAGGTGGAAGAGTGAACCACCCTGCAGAACTAAAGGTCTACAGCTTTTTACAGAAAGCTATGGCTGGTGAAGCAAGCATGACTGATGAGGTGGCTGCACAAGTCGCCTCTGATGTCGAAGCTGCTATGCACAAGCAATTCAATAGCGGTCCACGTGACGAGTTTCGTCTACGTATGTCCAACATTGGAAAGCCTAAGTGTCAGCTATGGTTTGAGAAGAATGACCCAGAGGATAAAACACCTCTGCCACCACACTTCCTAATGAACATGATCCTTGGCGATATTGTAGAGGCTGTGTTCAAAGGGCTGCTACGTGCAGCAGGTGTGGACTTCAGTGATAACGATAATGTCACGCTCAAGCTACCTAATGGTCAAGAGATCAAAGGTGAGTATGACATGGAGATGGATGGCAAGATTGATGACGTTAAGTCAGCATCCCCTTGGTCATTCAATAACAAGTTTGCATCCTTCGATGCCCTAGCACAAGGTGATAGCTTTGGTTACATTGCACAGCTTGTAGGGTACGCCACCGCTGCAGATAAAGATGTTGGCGGTTGGTGGGTAGTTAACAAGGGTAATGGTGAGTTTAAGTATGTAGATGCATCTAGTGTAGATAAAGATGCTGTACTGGCTGACATCCAGGCTCTTGTAGACTACATTGATAATGATGAACCTTTTGAGCGCTGCTTTGAACCAGTGCCAGAAACGTATTACAAGAAGCCTAGCGGTAACCTTGTATTAAACAAGTCCTGCACTTTTTGTTCTTTCAAAAATAAGTGCTGGCCCTCTTTACAAACTCTACCAAGTAGGGTAAGTAAATCTAGTAACCCACCAGAAGTCGATTATATTCTTATTGGAGATGGAAATGGCTAAAATTACACTAAACGAAGTCGAGTATGATACAGAAGACTTTAACCCAGAACAGATGCAAATCTATAACGAGATCGCAGGTCTTAACACTGAGGCACAGCGTTTTAACTACTTGTCTCAGCTTTGCTCTGATCGTCGTAACTTCTTAGGTAATGCGCTATCTGACCTAATCAAACAGGTAGAAGATGGTACATACAAAACGCCAGAAGAACGTGCTGCTGCTGCTGCAGAGGCATCAAAAGAAGAGTAGTAATGCGTAAACATAACGCTAAAACATATCGCAGTGGCCTTGAAAAAGAGGCTGCTGCTTTTCTCAAAGAGCGTCAGAAGACAGTAGAATACGAGAAGTTAAAAATAGAATGGGAAGACTTAAAGTATCGCACGTACACACCTGACTTTGAATTAGACAACGGCATCATTATAGAGACTAAAGGTATCTTTGATGCAAGAGACAGACGTAAGCACGTAGAGATACAGAGACAACACCCAGAACTAGATATACGTTTCGTATTCAGCAATGCTAATGCAAAGCTATATAAAGGAGCAAAGAGCAGATACTGTGATTGGTGTGACAAAAACAACTTCTTGTGGTCCCATAGGGTTATACCTGAGTCTTGGCTAAAAGAGAAAGGCTCTCGTCGTAAAAACAAAAGGGTCACAGTAGAAAGGAGAAAAGATGTATAAGCTAAAAAAAGGTGAAGTAGCAATAGTACTAAAACCTGTTCTAGATGACGAAGGTGATTGGAGCGGTAAGATTTCTACTGGGATAGCTTTTGCACACAACGAGGATCAGGAATCTATGCATGCAGCAATGGATTTAGCACTTACTCTTATTTGTATACCACCCTACATGGATAGCTACCCTGAGCTTGAAGAAGAGCTGATTGATTACAAACATGCAGCCTTGTCTGAACTTTTCCCAGAAGCTTACAAAGAAGTCAGTGAACGGGTTGACAAAGAGCAAGAATATACTAAAAAAGGTAATGTGATAACGCTCAACGCATGGAGAAAAACAGAGGGTAATGCATGACCGATCCAGTAAATAAGCCTGTACACTACAATGCAGGTGGTATAGAAGCTATTGATGCAATCATTGCTGCAACCAATGAGCAGAGTGAAGGGTACTTACAGGGTAATATTATGAAGTACATCTGGCGATATCGTTATAAGAATGGCCTAGAGGATTTACAAAAGGCTCAGTGGTATCTCAATAAACTAATTGAAGTGTATCAAGAGAAGCGCAAATGAAAAAGTTTAGTGTTGTGTTTACAGTGAAGATTGACGAGGATAACAATATCTTATCAGCCTTTGAAGACGATCACGAAGAGGATGTACACGATTTAATAAAAAACGTCATGTATGATGTAGATGATGTTAAGGTAGAAAACCTGGTTGTAAAGGAGAGAAGATGATCAGTGGTGATGACTTAGAAAACTTCGGCTATTACGAAAACTTTCAGAGTAGTAATGAAGAGGTAGATTGGGCAGATGTATATTCTGCTTGGGTAGAAAAGAAGATACTTACAAGGGGTTCAGATCGCTTGGTAGAAAACACACTAGGTCTTGTAGGAGAAGCTGGTGAGGTTGCAGAAAAGATCAAGAAGCTAATTCGTGACAGCAGCCGCTTTCAGAACGAAGAGATTATGAAAGAGCTAGGTGACGTAGTGTTCTACGCTACTGCACTAGCAAACATTTACGGACGAGGGTTGCAGGAAGTATTGCAGCTTAATATTGAAAAACTAGATGACCGCCAAAAACGTGGCAAATTAAAAGGAAGTGGAGATAACCGTTGAGCAATCTATTACCAACAGACTACCAGTCATTTATTCACAAGTCACGTTATGCTAAATACTTTGATGGTAAAGGGCGTGAGAACTGGGATGAAACAGTAGAGCGTTATATGGATAACGTTGTACGTCCTGTTGCAGGCGATGACAGCTACATCAATCAAATACGTGATGCTATCCTAAGCCTAGAGATCATGCCTTCTATGCGAGCTATGATGACTGCTGGCCCAGCGCTAGAGCGTGACAACACAGCAGGGTACAACTGTTCGTATCTACCCGTCGATGATCCCAAGAGCTTTGACGAGGCTATGTTTATCCTCCTCTGCGGCACTGGTGTCGGGTTCAGTGTGGAGCGACAGTTCGTGACTAAGCTGCCAGATGTCCCAGAGCTTTTCGAGAGTGATACCACAATCGTCGTGAAGGACAGTAAAGAAGGTTGGGCTAAAGCGTTCCGTCAACTATTGGCGCTCCTATGGGCTGGTGAAATTCCTAAGTGGGATGTTACCAAAGTTCGCCCTGCAGGTGCAAGACTAAAAACGTTTGGTGGACGTGCATCAGGCCCAGCACCTCTTGTAGAGCTATTCAACTTTGCTGTATCTACATTCAAGGGTGCACAAGGACGTAAGCTAAGCTCTATAGAATGTCATGACCTGATGTGTTTCATTG